AATCCATAGTGCCTTCTTGTCATCGTCGCTGATCTCACCCCACGCCTCTGCTACGGTCTCCCATGCCCGCAATGCAAGGTGTTCTTTGATGAAGTACACAGACGCATAGTTACGCTGTAGTGCTTCGTTATGAGCCATTAATGGCCCTGTATCATTCTGCTGATTGATAGCGTTAGCTACCTCATCGGCAGATGCGTACTCAGTACCAGCCAAGCCCAGCGCGGCCAATGCACGACCGATAGCTGACGTTTCCGCATTCTCTAAGGCAGACGTGCGATTAATTTTGCTTGCAGCCCTAACCTCTTCTGCAAAGCCTGTGGCTAACAGCCGGCCCTCTTGATTGCTAATACTCGCCTTCATAACAACTAGCGTGTCGTTAGCCTCTACCAGCTCCGTACTGATGGTGTAGTCAGGATGCTTTTCCCTAAACTCATTCACTCGGTACGCAACCGTTTTGTACTGTTTGCCGTGAATCGGCACAATTCCTTCAGTCATCTCAAACTCCCTTTGCCATTTCTTCGTAGGTCACGTCTTCGTAACCCTGCTGTGGTGCTGCGCTCATTGCATACTCGACACGCGCAAGGTCATATCCAGCCGCATAGCCCTGAGAGTAGGCGTCGGACATGCGAGGCTTCAGCTCCATGTAGCGACCGTGATAGCCGGCCTCGAAGCCGTCCCTGAACTCCCTAGCCAAAAGACGCACAACTTTCTCCCAGTTTTGCGTCAAAACTTCTTCGTAGTTTTCCATGATTACTCTCCGTAAGCGCGTGCGTTAATAACAATGCCGAAATGCAGATCGAGATTTTCCTCGATCGTCGGGCGCGCGTAATTCCAAAGCGTTTCACGCAGGCCGTCGATAAAAGGGTCTGCCGGTCGCTCTGGCGCAAAAAGATTAATAATGAACTCTGCGGGGTTGTTAGCTCGCAATAAGGCTTCAGAAAGAATCTCGCCATATTGCTCTTCTACCTCTAACACTAGGTAGCCTTTGTCCTGCATGCTGAACTCGTCGATACGGTCCAGGTCGCCATCGATTTGATCGTACAAATCTACAGGACAGTAGAATGTTTCCACTTTTCGCTTGCTATACATAAGTTGTCTCCCTTGTGTGCGACATTGCACAAGGAAACAATAACACTATATGTTATCGATAACAACTATTGTTATGTAATTAATAGCTTCCAGAGCGGATCATGTCGGTGACTTCGATTGCTCGCATGCCCACTTGGATGGCCCACCTGGAGTCAAGGAACTCGTCGGCTGCGGTGTCGTAGTCGCCAACTGCCATTGCTGACATGGCGTTTTTAAAGCCTAGTAGGCGGGTAAAGCCTAAGTTAAAACACAGGTTGATGAGGGCGTCTTGTCTTACAGGGTCAAGATCGACAAACCACGACAATGTGCCCAGCTCTTGCCGGCAACGCTCGATGTCGTTTTTCAACAAGTAATCGATCTCGTCATCTGACAATCCAATGCCGCCATTAGGGTCTATGTTGCGACCAACACCCACAGTGATCATGTCCGCACTGCACTTATACGCATGAGAGCGCACACCCTCGTGACGCCGAAGCTGTCTAACTAGATCACTCATTTCTTTTTCATTGCCATAATCTTGTCTGCGCCTCTTATGCCGAAGCTTGCACAGACACTGACAAAGAGCAGATATTGATACCATTCTGGTAGCGTATCCAGTGCGGCAAATGCCATGTCTACACGTTCGATTACGGTAACGTCATCTACAGCTATGGCGTAACCGATCATAAAAATAGGGGCGGCTAAACAAAGGGTCCAAAATTCGTCTTTCCAGCTCGACGCAGATGCGTCAGCCATCTTGGCCTCCCACTCCGCATCATTTTGAATAACTTGTAATTTTCTTTCATGCGACGCCTGCTTTTCTTCAGCTCGTCGTTTAAAGTGTCCGCCGATTAACTCACTTACGGGTCCGATTAGTGCTTGCCACATCGTCATCCTCCCAAAGCACGCATTGCAGCCGGGTAACGTCTTGCTCCACACATATAAGCTTGCCATAAACTGCGTAACATTGCTCGTCTCTGACAGTGAGCGTGCGCCAATCTATACAATCCCTGCGCTCTGGGGCGCTACAAGCGGTTAAAAAGCACAGGATGACCGGAAGCCTACTGGTCATCTTTTTCGTTCTGATACAGCGATTCTAGCGTGCCTACACGGATTGTTAGGTCATGCACCTCATCTTGTATCTTCCTAAGATCACGCACATCCATTTGTACGCCTTCAATGAGCATGTCTTGGCGGGCATCATCAGGCAGGCTACCCAGCTCTCCACGAGGCCACAAGATGCGAAACTCAGTGTTGCGCTCTATTTCTATCTGAGATTTATCAAGGGAGTGCTCAAGCGTGTTGAGTCTTTCTTGTATGCCAAAGTACGCCATAGTGGCGATCGACGTTGCCGCCACCATTGCTATCAGGTTGCGGATTGGGATTGTTACATCAGTAGAATCATTCAGGTCCATTACCGAGCAAATTCGATGACAGCGATGCCAATTACCGCTATTGAACCCAAAAAGCCAAAGCCTTGGAGCATAAGTTTTTCTAAGCGATCAAAACGCTTGCCGTGATCATCGAGCTGGCGCTGAATAGACTCGTAACGAACAGCGCACTCTTTCTCATGCGCTTCGATTTTCAACAATGCCTCTTCAGCCAGGTTCACAGCTCACTCCATAAATCCACGTCTATGGGTACTCATTATATCACTTGACCGTCCCGTGTTCGATCAGTCTTGATAATTATGAGCTACGTAAGTTTTTATGCGGCTGCACAAATTTTAAAACTTATATACGCCCCTCAACAATGCGTAACTTTTTAAAGTCGGGATCGTTCAGCTTGCGCAGGATTAACTTGGTGCGACCATCTCTGTCATCCCATGCCACGTTCTCTTCTTTCATCCACTGCGCCAGTAGGTGCATAGGAATTGAGCCAACACACCACGATTCTGGCAGCTTGCCGGCACCCATTGAGCGTAGTGCCTGGGTGCGCTCTAAATAGGGCGTGTTGTCGTACTGCTTCTCAATGGTGAAGGTGCCATCGTTGTTGTTGTGAAACTTTTCTTTAGTCTTCACTTGCTTCTACCTTCTTCTTTCTTGGTGCGCGCTTAGGCTTAGCGGCAACAAACTCCAAATTTGTTCCATGTGGAACAGCCTGTTCTGGCGTAAGGTCTACCGTGTCTCCACGGACATGCTTTTTGCCATTAATGAACAATGTGCTAATAGTTACTTTATACATAAAACCTCCAAAAAAGGGGGCCGTAGCCCCCTGCAAGTTACACACTCACTTAAGAAGTTGTGTTGTCAGCAATGATGCCTGAAGCCTACTCGTTCTTACAAACAAGAGTCAGCTCAGTAGTTACCTGACGTGTAGTCGCGTCACCAGTCTTAGCAAGCGCGATGTTCTTGGTTGGACGAAGAACACCAACAGCCCACATATCGTCTTGCATGATGAAGACGTCACGCGAACGGTTCTCACGCGAAGGGATGAACTCTACTGTACCCCAAGGAGTAACGTAGACGTCCATGTGCTTGATTACACGCTCATCTTCAGCGCGGATAGTTGAACGCTGGTTGTTGTTCCCAGTAAAGCCAAGAGCTACGTTCATCTGGAATGCTGATAGATAGACAGAATCAGGGTTGCCGCCTTGCTCCCAAATTGACTGCATTACGCTGTCAAATCGAGTCTGCGAGAAAGCAGCCTGAGTACCGTCTGTACGTGCGTCTGTACCGTCACCAGTAGCGTCTGCACCACCTGAACCAAAGTCAGTGTTGGTGATCAGCCATACTGGCGCACCAGCAAGCTCACGAGCTGTAGTTGAGTTACCAGCTACACGCGCGTTGTTGTCGAAAAGCGCTTTTTCGATGTCAAGCTTCTGCTCTTTAGCAGTCTTAAGCATCTGATAAGCAACTTCCGCCGCACGACCTGCTTTCTTCAGACCTTCGTCTGTGTCAGGAATAACTACTGCGTTCTTAAAGATTTGAGTGTAGTTACCCAAACGTGAAGTTGCAGTACGAGCAGTTGCAGTAGTTGCATCGCCTTCAATGTGAGCGTTAGCCGCTGAAGAACGAAGTGCATCTGTCTGCCACTCGTGCAAGGTGTTGCTTGCTTTTACTTTTGCACATGAAGTGTAAAAGGGAGTTTCCTCTGGAGACACGTCATAGATGACGTCTTCCAGGTCTTCCCGGATGCCGACAGCATCATAGCTGTCAAAGGTGTTGGTTGGCTGTGCCATGATAATTACCTCTATTCAAGAATTAAGCTCATAGCATCTTGGATGCTTCCTGAGCGTTTAAGTTTAGATCTGGCTTGCCTAGTGTCATTGCGATTAGAAGCGGTCTTCTTTGATCCTGCCTTTACAACTTTACGCCGTGGGGCTTTGGTGGCCTTTTCGACCGCCTTGTCTTTGCCCTGCATGATCTCTTGGTACTTGATGGCGTCGTTCAATACTCGGATTGCACGGTGGTCCATTACAGCGGAGATCTCTTCTGGCTGATAGCCATATATCTCTGTGCCCATTTTGAGCATAGAGTCGCGTGTCTTAGATGCTTTTTCTGGGTCAGAAAACTCAGGCAGAACCTGCCGGAGCGTTTCCATCTCGCGTTCTAGATAAGCCTGTTGCGCGTGCTGTTGAGCTTGTTGCTGTACAGCAAACGTTTGTTGCATTTGCATCATATCTTGCTGATATTTCTGCATAGCCTTGTCATAACGGGCCTTATCTTGGGTGTATCCAATAGGATCACTTTCAATCAAAGACTCGTCTGGAGGCGTTGGTGCCTGTGCGAATCCGGGCGTTTGCATCTGCTGATACAAAGCGTTTACCGCATCCGAGGCTTGAGTTAAAAACGCATTAGCGTCTTCGGCACGTTTACGCAGGTCGGCAACTTCTTGCATACCCTTCTGAATGTACTTTTGACCGCTGTAGCCTCTTTGAAGCTCATCTAGCGTGACCTCGATCTCCGTGCCGTCTACCTTGACGGTGTAAGTATGAGGTTGCTCTTGATCTTCTTCGGACTCGTCTAGGTCGTCTTCCTCTTCAGCTTCGGACTGCGCCTCTACCTCGTTTTCTAACTCCGCTTCCGGTTCGTTAGATTCTTGGGTTTCGGGTGCCTCATCCTGCTCTTCTTGCTCGTTCTGAACAAGTAGATCTACTGCCGATTCGATGGTGCCATCGAAGTTTACTTCATCAGTCGTTTCCACGGTCCTGATCTCCTTTGTTGTTTGTCAAAGATCGCTTCATCTGTAAGGATAACTGCCATACGATCTTCAATCTTCGCTAATGCCCTAACTATGTGATGGGCGTCTTCCCGGTCCTCATAAGAGGAGTGCGGGTTTAGGAAGACATTGGCCGTGTCTTCTCTAATCTCGTTCAGCAGCATGTTAAAGCTTTCATCGTTCTGAAGTCGCTTTACGTGTGCCGCTCTGTCTTTAATGTTCAAAACGTGCTTCCTACCGCCGCCTCAGCCGGAGCCGCTTCTGGGTATCGCGGCATGTTTTGCATTTGCTTGATTCGTTCTACATCGACAGCTGTGCCGTATTTACCAATGACCTCTGCCGCAGCAATGAGTAAGTCTTGATCCATTTGGTCACGCTTACGATCATCTTCTGCAATCGCTTTTTGTGCTTCGAGCTGCAATTTAAGTTGGTCTGACTGCATCTTGGCTTGGGCCTTGATCTGCTCAGCCTGCAAGTAGGCCGCGTTAGGATCACCACCCTGTTGTTGCTGTCCCTGGGCTTGTTGCTGTTGCATCATCTGCTGTTCTAGCTGTGGGTTCATCGGCATAAAGTAACGCTCTGAGTTACGCACGCCACTTACTGCAAGGATATCAGATAACGTATTTCTAATGTTGGATAGCGAGACCATGCCATTGCCAGGACCGTAGTTCTGAAATATCTGAATCTGCATTTGCAGTGCTTGGTTAAGCACCGCCACTTTTTGGTCTTCCCGTCCAGTACCGAGGCCAACATTGATAGACACATCCATGCCTACATTCCAAGACCGTGGGTCTACTGGGACGTAGTTTTGACCTTGCAAACGCATCATCTGCTCTTCATCGACATTCTCTACCATGCACTTAAGCATGAGCTTGAACATCTGACGCATACCGCCCTCTGCAAGGTTGCGGGCCATTACCTCAATTTGCGCGGCCTGAGCCTGCATAGTAGCGGCAACCGCAGTAGCAGTAGTGCTTTGTAGCGCATCGGGTGAAAGGCCGGTAGATGCCTTTGTTACGCCTGTCTTGTCTTCTACTTGCTGATCAAAATACTGTAAGGCAGAAAGGGTCTGTCCTGCGACGAACGGGACGGCTTGTGGCTGTACAGCGCCTGACTGCTTAACCCGGATAATTCCACCAATTTCGTTGTTGAGTAAGTCATCAACATTCACCGCGCCATCGACAATCTCAACGCGCGGGTTGTTGGTCAACGCAACATTATCGAGCACACCACGGAGCATAGCCGTGGCCGCGTCTTGGTCATTTAAGATTAAGTCTGCAACCGAGCGCCCATAAAACGTGTGTGGCTCCGGGTCTACCTCAAACACAGCAAAAGGCACATGCCCGCATGGCTCATAATCGAGCAGCTTGTACTGATTGCCACCCAAAGTTACCTTGTGCAGTGTGGGTACGCCGGTGCCATTTACATCGATCTTGATGTAAGCCTCAGTCACAGCGACCAGACGCATTGAGGGGTCTTGTACGTCCTCGTCAGAGTAATCTTCCTCGTACCCCCTACGTTGGTACTCCTCGACTTCAGAGAACGTGTCAGAGTGTTGTAGGCCGCTCAGATCGTAGACGTCTTCGTAGTCATAACCCATAGCCACCAAATCACCAACGCGCATTTCTGTGCGGTGAGCAACAACATAGTAATCATCGATAGACCGCGAGTTGCGATCAATAAAAAACTCTTCCGGAGGCACGCTTTCAACACACATCTTGCCGCGCTCAACTGTGCGGGCAATTTTAAGATCATGGCGTGGCGACTCCATTTCCATGCCAAACTCGTCCAGCTCCATGACCATCTTAGTAGTGTGCTCAATGACCTCCACATTGTCTTCGTTAACGAGGACAGAAAACTCCATCTCGTTGAGGTCTTGAAAGTCAAAAATTTCTTGCTCTTGGTAGGTGTCCCAGTAGATCTTTGCAACGCCCACTTTTTTAACCAGCGCGTCGTGAAAGACATCATTAAGAACACGGTAGCCATTGAGTTCGTTGAACTGGTAGTGCATGTACTTTGTGGCTTGCTCAGCCATAGCCACGTCTTCTTGGTTGCGAGGCACAAACTCAACCGGCTTATCAGTCGAAAGAAACACGCGCATAAGAGACGGCTTGATGGCTCGAATGGTATCTCGGACCTTGGTCGATACGACCTTTGACCGGCCATCTTCTTCGCCAATATCGGTCTCGCCATCAAAGTACCGCTGCGCCTTGATGCGGTCTTCAGCAATCTCAGATTCGCAGAAATCGACAGCATCTTGCACGGCCTCGCGTGCAATGCCCTCAATATCCTGCTCTGTCATTGGTTTTAAGCTCACTGCTGACCTCCCATATTCAACAAGCCGGCGCTAACTTGGCCGCCTGTTGGAGCTATTTGTTGCACTGCGCCGGTTCGCGCAGCAAACCCAGCAGCCTTGATGATTTGCGCCGTTCTGTCGTATAGCCTACCAAGGGCGTCACGCTCTGTAAGCGCTCTGCGCACGAGATCAGGATCTTCTGACATCAACACATTAACTACCTGCATGCGCTCCCGCTCACTAAGCTGTGGCGCTGCCTGCGAAATAATACGACCGGCTTGCTGCATGATCGCCAACGGATCAAGCTGCGACATTCTCAGCATATCTTCAGCCGACATTCTCGTGCCGATCTGCGATGCCGCCGCCTGCTGTGGTGCTGTCTGACTACCAAACAGAACCTGCTGCTCAGTCTCATAAGCGCGCCCGGCAGTCTCTAAACGGCGAGCTACATCCTCAATGTTTTCTTCTGGGAACACTGCTCTTAGTATCGCACCTTCTTGTCGGTCAGGGTCAGCAAGTCGGCCCATGATGGCCGGTGATCTGCGCATGCGATTATTAATAGCCGCCATCACACCTGCACGATAAGCCTCTGCCGCTTGTGGTGAGCTTTCTGCTAGTCGGCTGAAGAGAATTTCAACCTCATCAGCATCCTTGCCTAGCGCCTTACGGCCTTCCTCAAACTGATCTCTAACAGTGCGGCGTGTGGCCGCTAACGCTCTGATCTCTCCTAGGCCGGGATAGACTTGGTCTAGCTGTGCTTTTAGTGCTTTCTCTGTCTCTGCAAAGCCTTCTGCGCGCGTTCCTTTGCCTGCCTGATACAAGCCGCTTGCCTCATCACGCAATGCTCTGCGAATGATTTCTGCGTCCTCTAGCGTAGGCATACGGCTCAGCACAATGCGGCCAGCCTCATCCTCAGTAAATAAAGGTACGAGTCGGTCGCTCTCTGCGTAGATTTGCTTCAGCTCTGCGCGTGCAGGGCCAAACCGTTGAAGTATGTTTTCTAGACTACGTGCGATCTCCGGCGTAACCTCTGGGACAGTCTCAAACGCCTCTCGGTAACCAGCGCGCTCGAGGTCGATTAATTCATCGTCTGACGCCTGCATTGCGCGCATGACGTTTCGATCGCCCATCCGTGGGGTTAGTCCGGCCTGCAAGCCAGAAACAGCAGACTCTCGTGTTTCACGCCTACGCGCCGGCAAACGTTCTGTTATCGCCGCACCTGGCTCACCCATTTGCGACTTATAAGCACGCAAGGTAGCCATCAAAGTGCGGTTTTCAGACATCAGACGGCCTTCCATGAGGTCAGCTACGATCTCATCAACAGTCTTACCAGTTGAGTCAGCCAACCGCTGTAACTCTGCTTGTACTCGTGTAGCTGGTCGCTCACCAAGCATACGAGAGGCAAATCGCTTGAATAGATCTCCAGCAGAGGCAGCTACTGTACTAAACGCCGCACCAGTGACGGCACCGCCTGGGACTTCTGCTAGTCTCTCTAAGCCTTCACGCTCACTGAATCCAGCAGCGGCTAATCCTCCTTCGCCAGCGCCGATTACCGTGGTTCTTGCAAGTGTCGGAGCCATTCTTGCGCCTGTAGTGCCTGCGGTCAGAGCTGCTCCAGCGCCAAGGGTGGCAAGACTAGGAATAATTGCTCCAGCTAATTCCATCGTAATAGCTTCGCCGGGATACTCTTGTCTATACGCCTCTAGTTTTTCGCGCAGCTCATCGCGGATCTCGGTGTAATCACGGTCATCTTCCGTAATGCCAACTGCGCCGAGTGCTGCTCGACCTGCCGCCTCTATTTCTTCGCCGAATCCAAAAGTAATGCCCTGCGCTACGGCACGCCCTCTTTGCCTTTCTGCTAGCGGTGATACAGGCTGGCTTGGTTTTAGCTTTGCAAAATATGTTGCAATTTCTGCTTCCGTTGCGTCTTCTGGGAAATCGTAAATTTGCCCGTCAGGCCCGTATCGCTTCATCGCCCTAACTCCTTCGGTGTAACCTTCTTGACCGATAGTGGAGTTGTGCCACCTGGAATCTCATATTGTTGAATATGGGTGCTGTATTTGACGTTACCGCCGCTAAGCTGGCGTGCCTTTTTCATAAGCTCGTTACGCAATAGCTGTTGTAGCTCAATCTTCTTCTCTAGCAGCTTACGTAATTCAAGAGGAGGCAGTGACAAGTCAATAGTGCTAGACAATGCTAAGTTTAGTTCAGACTCGCTTAGTGCGCCGAAAGTCGCGCTTTGTATAAGATCAATACCCATTTCGGTAGCTGACTGACGCAAGGCCGCTGTTGCCGCATTAAATGTGGGCAGGTATTGACGAACAAAACCAGACTCTCCACCGTTTTCTAACGCAAGTAATGCACGCCGCAAAGTGTCGATTGTTCCCGTCGATCTTTCTGCTGCTACAAAGGCTTCTTGCCCAGCCTGCATAGCCGCCTGATAATCTTTGGTTTCTAGCTCTGCTAAACGCTCTCTTGTGGCAATTGCTTCTGGCGTCTCGCCTCTTGCGCCGGGAACATCTACACGCTTGTATGTCTGCGTATTTGGATCATATTGAACGCCATAGATTTGCCCAGTAGCAGGGTCAACCTGCGGCGCGAAGCCTTTGGTAGCGAATTGATTGCCTGCAACGCCCATGCTTGCTTTTAATGCTTCACCCGCCATCGCAGGATTGGCTTCTACCAACTCCGCCAAGTCTGGGCGCCCCATATTCTTAAGATATTGTACGGTGCGGTTCGCTTCTTGCGCTTGCGTCCGTCGCTCTTGTATGCCTGCAACTCGCGTTTGCATAGCGCGTGCCAAGTTCGGATCGGGCTGTAAGCGCATCGTATTAAATGCCATAGCGGCGCGTGCGCGTGACTCTGGGTCTTGCAAGTAATCGAGCGCAGAACGACCTAGCCTGCTCAACAACCCTGGCTCTTCAGGTTTCGCGGTGGTTGACCCCCCGCTAACACTCATCGCAGGCCGCATTGCTTGTTGGCGCTGTTGCATAAAACGCTCTTGAGCGGCAAGACTTTCTGGGCTTTGTGCTCGCGCCATTGCCTTTGCGTAAGTTGCAGGATCTGGCACACGCTGCTTTTGCGTAGCTTCCAGTAAGCGCATTAGCTCTCGATCATCTTGTTTTGTAGGGCCAAAGCCTAAATTAGCGACCATATCTATATCCTCACGCGCCGATGTTCAGAAACTTTAAGATTTTCTGAAGCTTCTCGCCTTCATTGTTTTGCGGTTGCATACCCATAATTCCTGTTCCCGGAGGTGTCATTGCAGGATGCATCGGTTGCTGTAATAAACCGCCCCCCACCATTGGTATGGGCTGTGCAACATCGAACTGCTGGAATGTCGTAGCTGCTGTACCTACTCTATTTGCTAATTCGCGCATTTTTGCACGCTCTTGCTCGTCTTTTATCAGTAGGTCGAGCAGCCCTTGATAAGGCTGTGCCTGTGAGTTTTGCTGATCAGTAGCTACCATTTTATAAGCTCATCCCAAGAGTCAGATAGTCAAACAGCCCCGGCTGTCGTCGTGTCGTACTAGACTGCGGTGTTGGCGTAGCACCCAATGCCTGAGCGTAATAACCCAGCGCCTGACTTGGGTAGCCACGGAAGCCTTCAAACTGCTGTCGTGCCGCGTCGATAATTCGCTGTTGCAGTTGCTGTTGTAGAGCACCTTGCTGAGCCATCTGCTGTTGCGCTGTCTGGCCGATACCAAATCCAAGGTTAGCCAGGTTGGCAAGCTGTGCTGATGCGCCGAGTCTCTGTTGAGAGCCTGACAAGGCCGCAGCCTGATTAGCAAGTTGCGCTTGTAGGCTTTGACCGAGACCGAATTCAGCCGCCCTTTGAGCCGCCGCTTGGTTAGCGAGTCGTGCTTGCAACTGCTGACCGGCACCGAACTCCCCGAAGCGTTGTCTAGCAGCTTGGTTAGCGAGCTGTGCTTGTAGGCTCTGCTGACCACCGAACTGTGCCGCCGCCGCAAGAGCCGCCTGATTACGTGCCTGTGCCTCTGCGGATTGACCGATGCCAAACTCAGCAGCGCGTTGTAATGCCGCCTGATTCGCTAACGCAGACTGCTGTTGCTGACCCAATCCAAACTCTGATGCACGAGTTATTGCCGCCTGGTTGGCTAGTTGAGCTTGCAAACCTTGCCCTAATCCAAACTCAGATGCGCGAGTTATTGCCGCTTGATTTGCTAATTGAGCTTGTTGTTGTTGGCCCAATCCAAACTCCGATGCACGAGCCATTGCTGCCTGATCTGCCAGCGATGCTTGTTGCCGCTGACCAAGCCCAAACTCTGCTGCGCGAGCCGCCGCAGCTTGGTTTCTTGCCTGCGCTTCTGCCCGCTGTGCCAATGTAAACTCACGAGCACGAGACATTGCCTGCTGATTAGCAAGAGAGGCTTGCTGTTCTTGAGTTGCGCCAAACTGACCAGCCGCTTCTTGCGCCGCAACATTACGGGCCTGAGCCGCAGCCGACTGCCCAATATTGAACTGCTGAGCCGCCGCCTGTGCTGCCTGGTTGGCAAGCTGTGTGCGAACATCCTGCTCTGAGCCGAACTCTGCTGCTCTTGCGAGTGCTTGCTGGTTAGCCAATTGAGCTTGTAAGCCCTGCCCCAATCCGAACTCAGATGCACGTTGTTGCATGCCGGCTTGCTGTTGTGCCGCTTGTAGTGCCTGACCGAAGCCCTGAGAGCGCAACTGAGCCGCTGTGCTTGCCGATTGCTCAAGTGCTTGGCGTCCTAGTTCAGCTTGCTGTATCGCCTCCCGTGAGCCGCCAAACGCGCTTGCCGCCTGTGCCTGTGCTGCGAGCTGGTTAGCTTGTAGCTGGCGCGCTCTTTCTATGTCACCCAATGAGCCTTGAACTACTTGTTGCTCAAACGGGTTAAAGAACTGGCCTAAAAGGCCTTGTGTTTCGGGTGCCTGATACTGACCACCAGCTACTTGAGTAGCTTGGTAACCACGCGATGTAACTTGTGTAGGATCGTAACGTCCTGCGGTAACAGTTCCCGCTTGATAGCCGGGAGCCACAACAGCCATTGGGTTATAACCTTCCGCAGAGACGCGCTCTGGTCTATAAGTCCCAGCATATGCCCGTTGCGCTTGATACTCTCCTGCGCCGATAGTGGGGGCTTCATATTGTCCCCCAGCAACAACAGGTGCTTGATACTGGCCTGAGCCAATAGTAGGTGCTTGGTAACGCTCTGACTGGACGGTCATTGGCGTGTAACGCGCACTAGAAACGCCGCCGGGCTGTGTAATGGTAGGTGCTGAGACGCCTGTAGGAGTGTAGCTTCCGCCTGTTATTTGGCCGGGCTGGAACGCCATCTCTGTCTGCGTCCCCTGCATGGCTTGGCCTAAACCTGTAGCGGCTTGCTGAAACACATTACCAGTTAAGGGTTCATAAGGCGTCGTTACGCCGGGCGTTGTGTCTGGCTCTGTTGTTACAGGCCCAGTTGTAACAGTGCCGCCGTCAACAGTTTCTACTACCTCAGACTTGCCTGGCATTACAAACGGGCCAGTCACGCCAGGAAGCGGCTTCAAATTGACTTCTTTTCGCTGTGGTACTGCGCCGCCTTTGCCAGGTTGCGAGCCAAAACTAGGACCACCTCCCGCTGGCGGCTGACCTCCGAAACCCGGAAACGGATTTCCGCCGGGGCTTGGACTGGTATTAGGTGGCGGGCCTTGGAATCCGGGGAAGGGTCCGCTCATTGGAGGTGGCATCCCACCGGGCAATTGACCAGTCTGAAAACCCTGTGTCCTTAATCCGCCGCCTTGTGCTTGTTGAGCCATATCGATTCCTACTTTTTAACTTAGCAGATTTGAGCCACCGCCCATAAGTCCGGTGATCAACTGTCCTGTTTGAAACGGTCTGTTGCCAGCGCTTGTTCCTGTAAACTGATCGAACGCACCTTGGAACGTATTAAATTCTTGCGGTGTTAGCGCGCCTGAACGCAAAGCTGTGCCAGCGTCTCCATAACGGTATTGGCCAGCCTCAAGGGCTGACAACATATTGCTGAGCTGATTATCGCCATTAAAAGCAAACACCGGCTGTTCAATAATTGGTTGCTTAGTGCCGGGCGGCAGAGTCGTTACAGGCCCAGTATCTGGCTGAGGCTGAGGCTGTGGTTGCGGCTGAGGTTGCGGCTGAGGTTGCGGCTGAGGCTGAGGCTGTGGAGATGGAGTTTGTCCTCCCCCCGTATATTGCGTTAGCTCAGATGGATCTAAATAAAATGGGTTATAGTAAATGTTAAATGGCGAGCCTGAACTAAACCCTGCCTCACTGCCATATAAGCCGTAGTATTGACTACCAGCCGATGGATCGTAAAAGTTTACAGGTGAATAACCGGGCGGCAGTTGCATGCTTGGTGGATCTACTGGCGTTGGACCATAAGCCGCAAAAGGATCTCCAACAGGCGGAGTAACCGTTGGCAGGTTGCCATACTGAGCAAACTGAACAGGGGAGCGACTGCGGAGCGATCCAAGCGTCTGCTCCAACAAGCCGCCAGAGCCGTAGCCTTGCATACCACCAAAGTCCATTGCGGTCGGCATGCCTGAAAGATAAGTGGAACTTAGACCCTGAGAAAGCCCGAGCGCGTCAGACAGCGCGCCTGTTGCGCTCATTGCCTGCTGTTGCATTGGTGTGAATGCAGCCACCTCTGGCCCGTAATAAGGCATATACCCTAGCTGAGCTGTGCGCTGTGCGCGAGCTAAGTTTTCACGCGCCGCCGCCTCAATGAAGGGTGGGATTTCTACCTTAGTTGTTTGACCGCCGCCTTTCCCGCCTGACATATTAAATATCCTTACTCAAAACCGTAAACGCTGGTTCGTAACCTTTGTCTTTCAAGACCTTTTGCCAACCCTTACGGCCTGCAATAGTCATTCCTGTACATCCATTTTGTCGCGCAAATTCTGCCGCCGACTCATCCATATCTACGATTTGGTCCATTTCACCGCCTGCCAAAAAGATATGTAGCACCCTCTTTTGTGGGTATGTAATTATCTCAGTTACTGCGCATCCACGCGGTGCAGGCCAAAACTGCATGAGACCTGTCGCTATTGCTGTTCTCACATCATCTAACGTGTGAGTCCCCCCAGATCTATCCAGAGCCGCTTGAAGCCACTCAGAACAACGATCGAACTCCGTATCGAACTCTTCCATTATATCACCGATGGACCCTGATAATCGTTAGGGTTGTTGCGGGACATGCCGGTTCGTCCGAAATACCGCTTGCCGCAAATGCTTTTAAGGACGCACTGGTACTATCTGCCGCCGTAGCCACTTCTAAATAATCGCCGGCATCGACCTTGATAATTGCTGTTCTGCTTACGACGGTCGTTTCTGAGTTGCCGTGTAATGCCGTCCTGATAGTGCTGCCACCTAAGTTAGACCCGTTAATCTTAGGCCAAAATGCAAACTCAACCGTGCTGGCACTAGAGGAAAATATTTGCGCAGAGAAGCT